AAAAAAACTTAATAAATTTTACATTACGGTCTTCAATGATTCGAAGACCTCTGCCCTGAAGTTCGGCTTTGACTGCATCCAGTTTACTTTTATATTCCTTCTGGCTCTGATCGAGCTTCACAGCTGTGGTAACCAACTGTGCATTATTCATTTCTGCATATATCCTCATTAGTTATTTTCTCCTTTCATAACTGCAAGAGTTTTCTCTACACACATTCGACAAATTCCCTTGCCTTCAAACTTCTTTACTCCTTCCGTGGTTCCACAGAACACACATCTTGGCGTATATGGTCTGATAATAATATCCCCTCCAGATTGTGATACTTCCATAGGATCTCCGCTCTGAAGACCAATTTCTCTTCTCATTGCTACTGGAATGCTAATTGAACCGTGGCTCGTTATTTTTTTATACGCTATACTCATATAAATCTGATACTCCTTTCTAGGCATCTAAGATGTCCCTGATATAATCATACTGTTCTCCTATTGTATAGGAAGTCCTTTCCTCTGCTTTCAGCTTGTCATGGAACTCCTTGAGTCGAATTGCAAGCTTCAGCGTCTTCGCCACCCCTACTGCCTCAGAAGAAACACGCAGGTGCTGATCCTTACGCAAAAGCATATAAGAGATGGCTGCGTTCAACCATATATCCCACCCATAATACTCCCCATCCTTACCGTTCCATTCCTCCTTGGCTTCCTCGATATACTTCTTCCTGTTCAGCCTTGGCTTGTCCGGTGGAACTAAACCTTTTTTCTGCATATCCTTTTTCACATCAGATCGAATTTTCCGCTCTGATTTGTTCATTTTTTTCTTAGCTGTCACTATTCTCCTCCTCTTCCCTGATAATCTGTTCAGATAAAGTCCGCATAGCTGCAAAATGAATATCAAGCATACTGTCCTTCACATCATCCAGGCTTTTTCCTCTGCGTATTGCTTCCACACCCATAAGCTGCTCCAATGCTCCGCACATGGTGGCAAGTTCTACCATATCAATGTTAGTAGCCTGAAATTCAACCTTCCCACCTTTTAGAACAATCAGAAGTCTGCTCTCCTTTTTCTCCCTGAACATTCTTCACTTTTTCCCTTTCCACCATACTTTTCAATGCTTCAATCAATTTTGAACACTGCTGATAATTCAACCATTCCACACTGGACACCTGAAACATCTTTTTACAAAGTCCATTGACCCTTGCCTTCTTGCTCCATCCAAGTTCCTCTGTCAGCTTATAGACCTTTTTCCGCTGATTTGCCGTGGCAACATTACCTGGCCGCCTCTGTCTGTTTCTAGTTCCCCTGGATGAAGAGTCTTTCATATTCTGAAGTACACTGACCATTGTTCCAAGTTCCCTCTTATTCAGTGCCCTGATACTATCTTTTCCCGTGTGGGCAGACACTAAAAGATGCAATTCCTCATCCGTCATTGAAAGTTCCGGAGACTTCGCAAGTCCCCACAACATTTTGATTGTTGGACTAGCCATGAATCATCACTCCTCTCTCCTCTTTGCAAATGGCTTTTCCCATTTCCTTCCCCTGCTGACGCATACAACTGTTCTGAAAAAATACAGGAATCTTTATTTCTTTTTCCTCGGAAATTTTTTCCGGAAGAATTTTCTGACTGATTCTAAACTCGCAGTTCATGTCCACCTTATCCCGCATCATTCCAATAATATCAGCAACAATATTCTCTGTTCCCTCTTCCTCAATCTCCAAAATAATCTGCCTTCTCATGGCTGCTCTCCTCTCTGCTCATGAAGCACTTCCAGTTCCCATGTTCTCTGAGATATCTTGGTCGCATATTCTGAATAGATACCGTTGTTATACAATTCTTCTGCCCTGTCATGTTTCATGTTGTACTTCATCAGTACCAGGTAAAGGTCATCCCCTTCCTCTTCAAACAACTGTGCAAGGTAATCCGTTGCCACCAGTATATTGGAATAAGCATCCGTCAAATCAGTAACCCCGAGCTTTTCCATGCTGTCACGATGCCATTTTGCATTGACCTGCAAGAGTCCTGTATCTCCCGCTTCATTTATCACTTTAGCTTCGCCCGAACTTTCCTGCTCTATCATTGCCATGAGAAGCTCCGGACAGATATTATACTGTTGTCCAATCGTCTCACAATACTTCTGGTATTCCTTGGCAATCCATGTATCCTCTGCATCCACCCGCATTGATTCCGGCTCATACTCAGTATCCGGAGCAATTAACACAATATCTTCTATGGATGCATCTGTTTCAGCACAACACTCATATCTTGCATCCAGTTCTCCTTGCTCACACTCTGTTGATGCAGATGGAATAAGGATGGCTGATACAGTAACAAGTAAAAATATCCGTTTCTTCAATATGTCCACCACCTTTTACAACATCATCATATTGGATGCCTGATTGACAATCTTCATCGTAATCTGTGTTTGCCCATTCTCTTTCAGAATACGGATCACGTTGTTCAATGTTCTATCCAGTAGTCTGAAGCATCCCGTCTGTGCATTCGTTGCTCTGCTGATAAATTCCATCATGGCAGCATCGTCTACATCATAGCCTTCCATATAATCCTTGACTTCCTGCGGTGACAATCCTTTCAGCTTATAATAAAAATCCATGCGGTTCGCAAAACGTGCAAGGTTTCCTTTGATTTCTGCTTCCAGTCTTGGCTCCCCGGCAATTACAATACCAACGTCTGACTGGTCGAAAATTCCTCTGATAATCTCCATCTTCTTCTGTGTGTATTTATTGATAAGTTTATCCGCTTCATCAATAATAAGAAGGTATCCTTCATTTGCATTGAAGAAGTCTCTGATCCGGTTCACACGGCTCCATATTGTTCCACCAGATCCCTTTGGCATTCCAATCTGGATCTCAATAGCCTCGACCAGATCCCGGCAAGCCATTGTGTCATCACATTCGATATAGGCAACCCGTGGCATCTTTGCATATTTCTTCAGGGCATGTGTCTTTCCGTATCCTGATTTTGCAACAATGATTCCAAGTGCCATATTCTCCTGACAGGATTTACAGACACCAATCGTCTGTATATAATCTTTTGACTCAAAGTATGCAATCTTTGGTTTGACCCCTGACACTGTTCTGCCAATAGCCTTAACCTCTTCTGTTTCTGATTTGACATGTTCCTCATATTCTTTCACAAACTCTGTGAGTTTCTCTTCCAGTGCTTCCGGATTAGAATTGTACTTTCCATTCAGATACTGACTCACTGCTGATCTTGAGAAATTCATTCTAAGCGCAAGCTCTGCCTTATTCATTTTCAGTTCTTTTAAAATTTCGATCACACGCTCGCGGAGCGTTTTTTCCATTGTATAAGTATTCTGTGCTAAAGCTTCCATAATTCAACCAACCTTCCTTTTTGTCAAAAATATTGATAATTACAATGCTCTTAACGCTTTAAGAGCTTCCTCTGCCTTGCGATTGATGTACTCATTTTCCTCTTCAGGCTCATCCTTCCTGGATGTTCCTCTGAATCCATTCTGGTAAGTCTTGTCCGTTGGTATTGCAATGACCTTTCCAGACTGCCTATCAGATTTTCCACTAATCATCAATTCAATTCCGCCTGTGGTCTCATTAAACCCAACATACTGTTCATTCATTTCTGTAAACGATACATTTGCCTCCTGAACGGTCTCTTTATCTTTCTTAAGCTGTCTCTTCTGTCTTCCTAAATGTTCCTTGAGAGCTTTTTGCTCCACTCCGTTCTCTGATGCAAATACCATAAGTTCCTGTGAATAAGCTTCACATACCTGCTTTCCATCCCTAAATACATAGATGGTTGCCATATCATGCGGATCATATTTCACATCCACATAGCTGTTGATGTAGTCGCATAAATCGTCTGATCTGTATGTAAAATCTCCAATTTTGATACCAACATTTCTTACAAATCTCCGCTCCGATTTCATCATCAGAATAGTTGCATAGCTCTTCGGCGGACATGCTTTGAAATATTTCTCAGAATTTTCGAAGCAGCTCTTCGGTGTCTTGAATTGTTCTCCCTGCTTCTTAAGTGCTCCATTCTCTTTGACTTCATATACTTCATGCAGCCATTGAGTCCATTTTTCAAAAAACTCTTCCATCGAGAGAAGTTCCCCACGTTCCAACATTCTTTTAATATCCTTATCAACCTTTGCAAATGTCTTTGAACCTGTGAGTGTTCCTGTGTAACTTGAAAACCATTTTGTGAACTTATTACATACAGTTCCAAAAAATCTCTCAATCTGTCCTTTTGTCCATGCATAATATGGAAGCGCCCGGTGATAATCTTCAATACCAATCGATTTGTAAAATCCCTTTGTGGTATCATCAAATTCCATTCTCTGTCTGTCATTTCTCGCATAACCGGTCATATTCCTGGCTGTATAATCCTTACCATTATCTATGTAGATATACTGTGGAACACTTCCCGCATCTTTATATAGAAGCTTCAGGAGCGATTGTTTTAAAATGTCACTATTGGCATCCTTACACATAACATCTCCAATAATCCTTCTACTTTTAATATCTACCCATGCCACCAGATGAGGCTTGATGGCTGTCACTTTTCCGTTTGGATGTGTATATGCAACCCAACAGTCAAATGTATGTTCATCTCCCATTACCACCTGCATGACCTTGAGATCTTTGGTATTTCGTTCGCACTTTACCATGACCTTGTTTTTATATTCACGCTCACCCCGGCTTGCAAGATACCAGGCATTTCTCATTCCTTCATCATTCATCAAATGACTAATATAGCGAGCAACAGACTGATAGGATGGTATTTTCTCCCAATGATTGATATTTGCTATTGCCTGAAGTTTTTCATAAAGCATTTCTCTTGTGCCCTGATTTTGGGCAAATTCCTTATTGAACCAAATATTTTTTATTACCTGCTTTACTTCAGGAGTGAAGCTTGGAAATGTTCCCGCTTCTTTCGGTTTCCGGCATAAGCAGAGCACCTTGAAGAAATCATAATTACCACCATCCTGCTTGTGCATTTTATCCGCCCATGCTGATGCTTCCTGATATGCTTTTGTATATCTGTATAGAGTTCTTTTCCCTTTGCCAAGTCTTTCCTGTGCAAATGTTTCAGCGAATTCAGTCCTGCCCCTTTCGTCATACTCAAGGAACTCCCTGACAATATTTCCAAGCTCCATCGCCTTATACCAGTCTTCTTTTCGATTTTCAATGTACCAGTCAATGTCTTCCTCAACGTACCACGGAGTTTCCCCCGCCTGATCCGCTTCCTGAACCGGAGCTTCCGCAACCGCTTTCAGCTTTTCCCTCTCCTTCCAGGCTGTTCTTGCCTTCTTAGATAAGGATGAAATTGCAACCATTATCATTTCTTTTCCACCAGTTTCCCTCTGTTCTTTATCAATAAGAAACTTCTCCGGATTTCGGTGAACCCTTCTCTGCATGGTTGCATAAGTTGTACCTTCCAGTTCTGCAGCCTCGTTGAGTGTCACATATGCATCCGCCATTATTCCACTCCTCTCATGCTGCTATATTTAATATTTCTCTAATCTTCTCAATGTACTTCTCGCCGCTTCGATCTCCATGAAGAATTTTATTCAGATACTGTGGCGTGGTACCAAGCGCATCCGCCAACTGTGCAGCCGTCATGTTATTATCAATCAGTTTCTTCTTGATCTGCTTTCCAAGCTTTGAGTAGTTTCTATTTCCTGACGCTTTCATGCCATCACCTACCTGTGTTATACTTTTCGTTCTACCGGAAACCTCTCTTTCTTTTTTCACACAACCAACCTTTCAATTTATACTTTATGGAGTTTTCTTGTTCTTAGCTTAGTGCCATACATTTCCCGTTTCTTCAGGTCTGATCTTGCGATCACTTCCATCATCTCTTGGGTATTTTTTACTACCAGATACTTTTCAGGATCAAGTCCGTGGGACTTCATTATATTTTTTTGATTCCGTGTCGGGAGCTTTCCATTTTTCATCGATATTTCACCTCCGCACATTCAATCATCTGTTCCAGTATGTCAGTTTCCCTTTGGAGTTCACTTTCTTTCTCCTGAAGTTCCATACTCTTTTCTCTGACATTTTCTAATTCATTGTCAATTCTTTCCTTCAGACAAACCAATGCTTCCATGCTGTTGTCTGTGATAATCAACTTTTATCGCCTCCCTGTTCATCACTGCACCAGTAATCTTTCATAAAAGACCCTATGCAGAAATTTTTATGAATACCGGATGCACACATGTGTGGAACTTTCATTTGTCGCATCCCTGTGTATGTGTTACAATGCTACTAGGTTTTTTAGATAAA